CAGGGCCACCGTAGGTGATGGACTGTAACAGATGTACGTCCCGTCAGGGAGGTCCTTGAGCTGTTTCCCCTCAGGCTGCCGCGATGATACGATGAGGTTGATCACAGGGTCGCTCCTGTCTCCTCATACCCCCTGAGCACGTACATGGCGGCAGCGGAGTCTGCCTGAGCCCGCTTGCTCGTGTGGAGCGTGCGATCCATCATCCGGTCGAGCGTGAGCAGGGCCACGGTGGACCTATAGAGCGACCCCTGCTTGTAGGGCTCCCTCAGGATGCGATTGAGTGTGGGTGAGGGGAGGTTGTAGAACCACTCCCGATGAGAGACACACCGCCCCGCGCACGGGACCGTCTTGTCCTTCCCGTCCTTGACGTGGACGCGGGTCTTCTCCCCGTCGCACCGTCGGGCATGATCAAATCTGATCTCAGCCGCCGCCTTGAGCTGGACGAGATCGAGAGGGACCGGCGTCTTGATGAGAACGCCTGCACACCCCGGACAGACCGGGATCTCTTTGGTGATCTCGTGACCTGAGCCGACCACGACTGGAGGCCCGTCTGGATCCTCCGGATTGATGCCGTAGTAGATCTTCTCCCTCGTGCTCACCACGCTCATGGTGGGCTTGGTACGCGGGGGCTGCGGCAGTCGGCACGATCCACAGATGAACGACATGACTCGACCTCCTACTTGATCTGGTGAAAGTCAGCGAGCATCTTCACAAGCTCGTGAAGGAGGCCCGTCTGAGTGACTCGCCGACGTGGTGTGAGCGCCTGCTCATGCTTCCGGATCTTCCGAAGGAGTGCAAGCGTTTCTGGATAGAGCGCCGTCCACGTGTACTGACAGTGCCCCTTGACACACGTTGTCCCGTGCATCCGCATGATCTGATCTCCTTGGGGGAGTCTAAACTCCCCACCCATCCGTCTTGATGAAGTCGTCGATCACTTCACAGGCGATCTTGGCCTGCTCCCGTTTGTTGCCGTCGGTTTGTGCCTTCTCGAAGCGATACCAGAACCGGGCGGGCCACCGCTCTGCGTAGAAGAGTTTGCGGCTCTGCTCCCGTGTGATGTCGAAGGCCAACTCACCCGCCTTGTCCCAGTCGTACAGCTGCAAGGGCGGCTTGATGGAGACACTTCCATCCTTCTTGACGACGGCGAAGCCTGCTACGATGGCCCCCTCACCCGCGATACAGCAGGTGGTCCCACAGGCCTCCCGAATCTCGTACTCCCGCATCTGATTGAGTTGATCAGTCCACGGGAGGTAGTTGCGGAGGCCGGTGAAGCTGTCCATGTAGAAGAGGTCCGGGTGTGCCCGGATTCTGTCTTGGACTTCGCGAAAGCGTTCGATGTTCATGATTGACCTCCAAGGAGAAAGTGTACGGCTCCGGTGATCGGAGACTTGTTGGACTGGCGGATGCCCCCTCCTTGGTGCAGGGCGTCCCTGATGTGGTCGAAGTCTTTTCGTGGAGTCTTGGATGGATCACCACTGATTCCATACCAGATCACGTCGTAGAGGGCTTGGGCTTCCTCATCCGTCAGCTTGAGGATCACCCCCTGTACATCCACCGGCTTGGTCACGGTCCCGATCACGCCTCGTGTTGCTTCAGCCATGAGTCTGCTCCTTCTGACGTTCAAAATCTCCACACCAGTCCCGCCCACTCGTGAAGGGGAATGCTGGCTCGTGTCTGAATGGCGCAATCACCGTGATGATGGGGGCGTGTCTGTGACAGTGTCCCATACAGTGATCGTCAGTGTACTCGCTGATCTTTCCGTCCCAGAACTTGCAGTTCAGGCACTTCTCAAGGCGCTCACCCATGATAGCTCCCATGTGTCGTGGTGTTCTCAACACCAAGCCACCTGTTTGCTCCAGTCACGTACGTACCGCCCATCAGGTAGAAGCGGATTCGATTCTTGAGGAAGTAGCCGATAAGGCCATCCCTGACTGGCTTACTGAACGACATGCCCCCTTGCACGGTGTGTTCCCATGCTTCGAAGGCGTACTCTGAGAGCCCCGGCTCCATATCAGGGTACATGGTGACCTCAAGGAAGCCGAATGCTCCCTCTTGATCACTGTTGTAGTCGATCAATCTCATCATGTTAGTGCCAGTAGAGGGCGATCCGCATGTCAGGGGACAGCTCAGCCAAGTAGGCCCACACCGCTCGCCTCTTCTGACGACGGCTCACAAGGTTCCTGATCTTGGTCAGGTCCTTCACAGTGACACACTGGAGGGGTTCACCATACGGAGTCGTCCGTGTCTGTCCGTATGAGTACTCACCCCTATTACGCTCTTGGCTCACGAACGTACTGAAGTCGGTGGGGACAGGCGTTCGTGGGGTATCTTTGAGAGCCTCGTAAAGGTCCTGTGCGCTCCCAACCTCAAGAATGCAGTGAGAGTACCCCCAGTTCTCACCATCGTAGTCGAGAGGGAGCAATCTCAGATCAAGACCCATGAGCCCACCTATTGACAGCCTCAGCAATCTTCCTTCGGATTTCTGGTGGAACGTGATCAGCACCAGTATTCCACGTACCGCCGGATCCGTCATCCGCTTCAGCGTGGACGACCTTGGAGACACCGTTCTTTCGGATCCTCACACTGAGGTTGGCAAAAGACCAGTCTCTCCAGTTGAGGTCACGATCCATAGGGCCTGCTCCATTCACACGGCACGATCTTCCAGTTCAGGCTGTTGAGCGCCGTCAGGAAGAGGAACCACAGGCAGAGGGCGAAGTGCTTCATGATCGGTCCAACCATCTCACTACGGTCGGCCTCAACCTTGAGATAGGAGGCTTCCGCTTGAACGGGCCGAGGATGATGAATGAGTCGCTCCTGAGAGGACGCTCACCACGACGCCCGTCTCCTACGATCTCCTTCAGGCAACTGAGCATGGACTCATGGGGAACATAGTTCGCCCCAAGTCCGAAGTAGTTACGAGCGACCAGAATGTACACGGTTCCTCTCGATCTTGCGTTCGAGTCTCCAGATCGTGAGCTTGACCTTCCACACCTTCAGCTTGGCCAACCCCATCCTCAGGTAAAGGAAGGAGAGGCCAGCGAGAGTGGTACAAACGACGCACATGGCTCATCCTCTCGGACAGTGGCTCGCGATGTAATACCACGTCGTTTCCCACATGGTGACTGAGCCCTCAGGCGTCGTTAGACGCACCTTGTAACCCTTGGTGAATGAGAGGGCGAGGTCTCCACACTTGGCTGGGATGTACCCTCGCTTGTAATTGCGAATCAGCCCGTACCAGTCCTCCTGGTCAACCTTCCACATCCCACGGATCTTCTTGCCCGTGATCGCGATGAAGCCCCCCACATCATCCCAGATGTAGAGGCCCTCAGGATTGGAGAGGCAGCGAATGAAGGACATGGCTCAGGTTCTCAGTTTGGAGGTGGGGTGGAATCTCACACGCCCTGAGGCGTCCCGCTCCCCTCTCAAGGAGCAGCACCCCACCACAAGGTCTAGAACTCGCCGTTCGACCTCTTCAGGTCGAGGGCGTTCTTGAGACGTTGGAGCATGTCGTAGCGGCTGTTGGTGGAGGGAACGTCCACCTTTCTGCTCGTGATCGCCTTCTCCATCGCCTGAGACAGTTCGAAATGGTCGGCGTGGGCGAGGACTCTCAGATCGTGAGCGTCCTTCTTCGTCATCGTCAGAGTGACGTTGCCCAACTGCTGAGAGAAGGTCTGTTGCCGCCCCTCCCGCTTCTGTCCACTCCACGGATCGCCCGTCATCCTGAGAAAGTCCCGATCGTTGCTGAACCACTCCCTCACGCCGAGCCTCATGATGGCCTCGACCAGATCCTTGGAGGTCTGGAGAGAGGGCGTGGCGGGCGACTGAGCATCGATCTGGATCTCGTACTTGCCGTTGAGGTTCTGGGCCAGCTCCACCTTGGGAGCTACGGGTGAGGTTGAGAGCAGCTCCCTCAGGGCCTTGATGGCGAAGATCTTGTTGGTGATGTTCGAGAACGTGACCATTGAACGGGTCCTCCAGTTAGCGGGTGTACACGCGGCACCGCATCCCAGTACAGGGACGGGGCACGCATGACGTGACGACAAGGCTCCCACAGAGCAGGGAGACGGTCAGCAGGACGATGGAGCTGATCCTCATCACTGGCCCACCGTGATCGTGAGACTTGAGATCGGCACGTACCCGGTCACCTCAGCGTCGGACGTGATCGACCATGTGGCTTTGGGCTCCTTCAGGTTCACGGTGCCGTCGTATGTCTTCACGAAGAGGCCGGTGTACGTGCCCACTGAACCCGTGAAGTACTGGCCGACTTCGATCTGCCTCAACGTCATCGGCCTGAGGGGAATGCCCTCACCACGAACTGTGACTCGCGTTTTCATTCGTCTTCCTCCACACCCTCAAGGCGGTACACGCCATCGGGGTCGATTGGGGTTACGATCTGAGCCTCTTTACACCAGATGGAGTCGTAACCTCCTCCATCCGTACCCTCAACCTCGACCTCCGCATCGTCAGGAATGGTTGAGACGAGATCCTTCAGCTGTTTACCAGTCATGTGATCTCGTTCCTCCTGTCATACACTCACAGATCTCTCAGAGCCGTGTGGCCTCATTGTGGGCCGTGTTAGTGTCTCTGCTCAGATCTGGTCGTTGAGTGTATGACACGAGCGTGAGTAGCACGGTAGCAGCACTCTGTCCCGTCTGTGATCACCGTGACCCACTGGGTACGAGAGACCACCTGACCGCCCACTTGTTGGATCGTGGTCTCCTGTTTGAAGGACCACGCATTCAACGCCGTAATCGGCACCGTATAGGACCTCACAAGCTTCCCACAGGGGCAGAAGACGTGGACGTGTCCAGTACGAGGTGGATGGGTCACTTCTTACTCCCCCAGTACTCTGTGGGAGTCAGAACGATGATCGGCATGTCACGGTCGCCCCATTCCTCCGTGTACATCCGCTTGATGTCATGGACGGCTCCCCTGTTGTCAGCAACGTACATCTCGGGCTCCCCGTCAAACCAGACGATGACAACCAGATCATCGTTCTGGATCTGATTGGAAGAGGTAAGGGGTTGAAACCCCCAGTGTACAACGCTGTCCCGTCTGAACTGCCTCATGATCGTTCCTCCTAACGGCGCTTCTTCACGAAGTACTTCCGATTGCTCGGGTCGTTCGGGCCGTACTTGGTTTCGATGGCCTTATTGAGATCGTCCCTCAACTTCAGCACATCCTTCCATGAGAGGTTGATGTCATCTGGTACGCCGTTGCCGTCCTTGAAGAGAAGGCCCACGCCGTCCTCATCCGGCTCGAAGTAACCAGAGTACGTGTCTTCAATCATGCTCGTTCCTCCCGTTAGCGATCGTCAACGGTCCGTCTCACTTCCTCCGATCGGTACATATCTCCTACCTCCCGGTAACACTTACAACAGGAGCAGAAGTACACCCCGAAGGCGTCAGTGACGACGTGCAGGATATTCCCACAGAGACAGAGTACTTTGATCGTCATTAGAACTTATCCGGAACCTTGATAGCCTTATGGGCTTCAGAGGGGATCGTGTACTTGCCTAGTTCAGTGGTAGGAATACGGCGAACCTTACCAGACTTCCCCTGAGGTTCGGCGCGTAGTCTCGTCTTATGAAGTTTCGACCGGCGGATCTCTTTACCCGTATGATCTTCCGGTTTGGTGAACGCTACGAAGGACTGAACGTCAACAGGAATGTGATCGTCATGATCCTGTTTCGCGCGACGCTCTAACAGTTTGTCCGCAGGATCCGAGTACTCGACAAGTTCCCCGCCGACTCGGATAAAGGACGTCTCAGCAATCACTTCAGACTGTTCAACCACGATCCGATCATACTTCTCAGTACGGGACCTGGGATCAACCTTGATATTGCTGCTAGGCCACGCGAGTACTTCAACCACATTGTAGACAACAGGCGGTTTGTCCATGTACTCGATGGAGACCGTATCCTGTTTCCGAGTGTCGTAACAGTCTATGTGAGCGTACCCTTTGTTGTACATCGGGTACTTGGCTGTCTTGTTCTGTAGTTCTGTACCAGTACCACCAGAGGTTAGATAGAGGTTCGGTAGGCTTGTAGGCTTTTGCAACCTACCAGACACAGAACCAACTACCTTAGACTTGGTGATCTTCCGTTCGATGATCTGTGTAATGAACTTGACGTACACACTCTGTGAGAGTGTCACAGACTCATGACAGAAGGGGCAGAATACTTGATCAACAGAGGTACGGAAGTCTTTGGTGACTACCGTAATCCGATCATTGATATCTAGTACAGGTGCTTTCCATCCAGTATCAACCTTCACTACCTTCTTACGCTTCTTAGACTTCTTAATAGTCTCGACAGCGTAAGGATTGATACCAGCTTCCAGCTCACTCTGTACTTGAGAGAGCCGCGCGACTTCAGACTGACTCAACATCGTACTGTTGTTATCAGTTGACTCTGTAAGGGAGTGAATGATCGGATTAAGCAATCGCGCGACTAGCTGTACTTCTCCAGTCCTGATCACGCACGCACGCGCGAGAGCCACCGTTCTATCTATGACTCTCTGAAGGATGCTAGCGCCAGTCGGTAGCACGGTAGCAGCACCGCGCGACACGCTAGCGTTAGTTGCTTCAGTCATTCTCTCTTTTCTCTTATCTACTCTAATAAAGGCGCTTCGGACACACGTCCGCCGCACACCGAAAGTCTACCGCGACTCCCGGCTGGCGCAACATGGTTTTTTGTCTTTTTTTGTCTCCGCCGAAACCGCCAGAATGCCCTAGGACGCACGATCCTGCACTCCCGGCCAGAATGCCCCGCCTGACTTGCTCCGCGTGCGACCTGCGACCGGCCAGCGTGGTAATCGGCCATGTTGCGCCCACGGTCGATCCTGCATTTCGGCCGGATAGCGGATAGGTGATTCCCGGTAGCGCAGTAGCACGCTAGACACCCTACTAGACCACCCCTAAAACTTTTTTGCATTTTCCGCTTGACGCGCCTTAGCGCCGTCTGATACGCTAGCGCCAGCGGGAAGCAATTACGCTTACCCGGAACGACGGAGCGGTTATGAGAAAGTTGATGCACATCGGCGGCGTGACGTTCGAAACACCGGACAGCGGCAGCGGCAGCGGCAGCGAGACGGAACAGAGCAGCGGTAGCACGGTAGCGGCAGGGAAACCGGCCAAGGTGAAGAAGTCGCTGAATCCGGACAACCCGATCTTGGCGATGCTCGGTCGGCCGGAGTTCAAGCACGGTCAGCGGCAGCGCAAACCCCGCGAGCAGCGGAAGGGCGTCCCCCATCCGCAAGGCGGGACCAAGGAAACCTACGGGATCGCGGTGTTCCGGCCGTTCGTGGCCGACGGGATCGACACCGCTTTCGACGCCATGATCTTCGCGGAGCGGTACACCGAGAACGGACAGCAGAAGACCACGTATTCAGCGTGGGTGCCGATGCTGCCGCGCGAGAACAGGGACACGCCGCCGAAGACCGTGCAAGCCCATCGGCAGGTGCGGGCGAGCATCGTGCGGGCGTATCTGGAATGGGACGAGAAACACCCGGCCGCAACCATGACGGCAGGCAAGGGCAAGGCGACGGACGCGGACTACGAGAGCGACACGATCACGGTCTAGGCGACGGCTCACCGGGCGGTAAGGGACAGCCAACCTTACCGCCTTAGTGGCGTTAGAAGGGAGTACCTTATGAGAGTCATTCTCAAACGGATTGATCGGACGTGGGGCACGCGGTGGGCGTTCTATCGCGGACACAAACGGTTCTACTTCGTGGTTGCGCTCGGATGGGTCTACATCGAAGTGACAAGGGCCAACAGCGAGTCAGCTATCAGATCCAACCATCGCACGATACCGACTGCGCGGTAGCAGGGTAGCGGCTCACGCTGGCTCATACCTCACAGAACGGCCCGAAACCATCCGGGCCGTTTTGGTGTGTACGGCCGACCTAGCCCGACTGTGTAAATTCTACCTTGTGTCCGGTAGCACGGTAGCACGCTAGAACGGGCTAAACCCTAGGCTTGACTTTGACTTATGCCCGGTTTTCGGGTAGGATCTAGGATGAGGTGTGCATATGAGTGACAGAGTTGTGAGAGTCGAAACGGATCGCGGGGAACGGGTAGAGACGACGGTCGAAAGCGGACAAGACGTGTTCGACAGCGTGTCGCAGTGGTTCCGTCAGTACCTGAACCTGTTGGATCCTGTGACGTGCGACGTGTACGCGCTGTGGGCTATCGGTTCATGGATCTACGACAAGTACCGCGTGTGGCCGTTCTTGACGGTGACCGCGAGTGTCCCCGGTGCTGGCAAGTCTACTGCGCTGAAGTTACTACTTCGGATCGTGCGGGGTTGTCAGGCACTTTCGATCAACCCCACGCCAGCCGCGCTACTGCGCAAGATCCGAGAGATGGGCGGAAAGTTGACCACGCTGTGGGACGAAGCCGAAGCGACGGCGGCAGACAAAAAGACGTTTCTGTCTGAGATGGTCAATTCCGCGTATCAAGCTGGCGGCGTGATTGAACGGTCGAGCGGTGACAGCTATATCGCGTGGCGTTCATTCCATGCAATCGCGTTCGCCATGATCGGTGACCCTACGGCGACCGTGCGAGATAGGTCGATCGTCACCAATCACACGCGCGGGAGTGCGGAAAAGAATTTTGATCAAGACGAAGTGTTTGGCGTGATTGATCAACGCGGCGTCGAACTGAAAGCACAGATCATTGCGATGCTGGCGAACGTCGAAAAGTTCGAACCGTTCATACACCCGGAACTCGCAGGCAGAGATCAACAGATTTGGTCTTCGATGTTCGGGCTGGCGAAAGCACTTCACTTGAACGCAGACACATTCCGCAGACTGACGCGCTACGCCCTAGATAACGCGGGACAGAAACTCGCACCGAAGCGACGCACGCAAGCGACACAATCGGATGCTGAAGCGGCCGCAATGGATCTATGGGCAACCAAGGCACTCCGCGATCTGAAAACCATCGTCAAACAAGCGAAAGACGGAAAACACAAAGGGAAGTATGAACGTGGGATCTACACCGTCGTCGCAGTCGAGCGCATGAAAAAGATCGAAGCGTCACCATGGCGAACCTACGCGGGCAAGGGGTTGGATCAACAGACGCTCGTCGCAATGGTCTCTCGGTTCGGGTTGCACGCGGCAGACTTGAAGCTTGGGAAGGATGGCCGAGTCGAACCACACGATCAAATCACATCGGGAGTCGGGCGGGGATTTTACGCAGCGGACATTCTGAAAGCCGAAGCGAAGTAGATCACTCTCGGTAGCGCGGTAGCACTCACGCCCGATCATTGTGGTCGGGCGTTTGTGTGTACGTCAGTCGTTTGATCGTCCGGCCAATTTGTTGCACCCTTAATTCCCCCCGTTACGTTGTCCCCCGTAACCGTTACGTAGACTTGCGTAACGTGCGCCAGTTCCGGCCAGCGAGCGAGCGACCCCGCCCCGAGGCGTGGCCACCCCACCGGAGTCACGTGTTCAGAGTTTTCACTCTTAGAAGGTACTTGACAAAGCCCTTCTAGCATGTTCTACTTTCGAGAGGGTTGAGTCTCCTCCACTCACATTCAAGGCCAGATCTGAGTCAATCCCACTCAAGTCTCAAATCCGGCCAGCCCAGACCCCCGTCAGGTTCCTTTTACCCAACATACTTTCCCTAGCCAGTAATTCTCGTGGATTCCCTAGACAAATTCCTCAAAGACCAACTCGATCGGGTCACCAAGAAGGTGCAGGCCAAGACCGGCCATGCTCCAGGTCCCCGTCGTCCCGACTTGAGTGAGTTAGACGCAGATCGGGTGCCCAAGCCCAAGAAGGGGTAAAGGCCCTAGACCGCCCGTACATGGGGTACAGTACGTACCCAAGCCAGATCCTCCACCTTATGCCACCTAAGTCACCCTTCCCCAAGGTCAAAGAAGCCAGAGAAGCCCTCAAGGAGAAAGCCCTCGAACTGTTCGAGGAGTATCGGAGCATGATTCGGGAAGCGAGGGAGAAGGGGGAGTATGAGATCGCAGCCAAGCACATCCAGTGGCTCATCGAGCACATGCCTATGGACGAGGATGGCAGCACGATGGTCGATCCCTCAGTCGATAAGCCTAAGCCAGAGACCAAGGCCACTGGTCCCAGCATCAATATCGGCTTCAACTTGGGTGGGATCGAGTCACCAAAGGAACTCCCCCTCCCAGAGATTAAGGTGATTGATGTCAAGTCCGAGTCTTAACGAGACCCCCGAGCACACCATCGACATGTGCCGAAGAGACATCCATAACTACTGGCAACGGTGGAGCGATCCTACAGACACATGGTGGCCGAACAACTTCAATCTCCAAGACCGTGGGCCCAATAGCTGGGCTATCAAGCGGTTCCAGTCAGTCCTTCTCCCAGAACTCCAATGTACGGTCTGTGGTAAGAGAAAGCCTATCAATGAATCAGAAAGTTAGCTCAGAGGTCACTAGCATGGTCAGCACAATCGTTCGTGGATTCCTTCTCGGTATCGGCCTCGCCTTCGGTCTCTTCCTCGCTCAGCATCTCCTCGCCAAACTCTTCTAATGAGTAGCACTCCCAAGCTCTCCATCACCCTCCCTGATGGGAAGGAGCACATCCTCTACCAGCCCACCCCAGCTCAGCTAGCCTTCCACCAGAATTCTACTCCCAAGCTCTGTGCCATTGGCAACCGAGGGGGAGGCAAGTCCATGATGCTCCGGTGGGACGCTCACATGCGAGCCCTCTCAGTCCCTGGGTGTTCCCTCATCCTCATCAGGAAGACCTACCCCCAGCTCCTCCAGTCCCACCTCATCCACCTTCCACAGGAGATGAAGCTCCTCGGGGGCACCTACCACCACTCTAACCACATCGCCCACTACCCCAATGGTTCCCGCCTCTTCCTCAGCTACGTCAGTTCCGAGGTAGACTCCTTCAACCAGCTATCAGCTGAGTATCTCGCAGCCTACTTCGACGAACTCTCGACCATCTCGTGGGACTACTTCACCAAGATCATCGCCTCAGTCCGCGTCACCAAGCTGGCTGACGCTCTCGGGTCCAACCTTGTGGCGAGCGTGCGGGCAGCCACTAACCCCCTCGGCCTCTCCGCTGACGAAGTGAGACGGTACTTCAAGGATCATGAGGTCTCTCCTGAAGAGGATGACCAATATATCCCAGAAGACTGGGGCTATGTCCAAGTCCAGATGGAGGACAACCCCTACATCGATCGCAAGCAGTACATCAAGAACTTCGCTGGCATGCCTGCTCACGTGAAGAAGGCATGGCTCGAAGGGGAGTTCGCCAACGAGGCCCAACTCTTCGACTTCTGGCCAGAGCGTGGAGAACCAGGGAGCAAAAAGCCCTACCACGTCATTCGTGAGATGCCCACGATCAACAGAAAACCTATCGTTCGGTTTGAGTGGTAACATGAGCACACCTGCATTACGACAGCCCGTGCGTCACTTTGATTGGATGGAACGAGTCATTCGCAAGTCCCTCTTACAGGACCAGTTGGACTACATCCTACGACATCAGGATCGCTTGACCGATACTGAGATGGACGAGCTACTCTTGTTCGTGCAGAAGCTTGGGTTCGACCGTAGAGACTAAGAGATGAGTTGGTCACAGGATCCATCAGTCCAAATCTTCAGGGCCTACGATCATGGGTTCGATCCCGATCCCGCCTACTGCCTGTGGATTGCCCACATCGGCAACAGATACATTGCCTTCAAAGAGAAGCTGTGGAAGCGGACGGTCATCCCAGACATCGCCAAGGACATTCTGGCTGAGTCAGAGGGGATGCGAGTGGTCGTCACCTACAACGACCCTGTCATGGACCTCAAGACTGGGAATGTCCACACCATGAAGGACCAGTTCGAACTCCTCGGCATCCCCATGGAGAACTCGGTCAACAACCGGGAGCACTACGCCTCAGCCATCGCCACCGCCCTGACGACTGAAGTGGAACCCGGAGTCCCCAAGCTCCAAATCCTCGCTCCCGGCTCAGGCCCAGGCCTTGGTTGCCCCTATCTCATCAAGACCCTCCCCCAGCAACAGTACGATCCCAAGCACCCGATGCGGATGGCCAACCATAAGCACGACCATGCCGCCGTCGCCCTCGCCTACTTCCTCATCTCTGAGTCCTCGATGGACCGTTCCTCTGGCCCCAATGGGAAGCCCGTCCCCAAGTGGATGAAACCCAAGGCTGGCAAGAACGAGCGGCTCATCCTCGGCAAAGAGAACGTCAAAGACTAGGGTTCTACCATGGCCTTAGAACGGCTGGAGCCAAATGGGAAATGCCAGCCCGAAGCCTAGTCCACTCATACAGTCACTCACACTTAGCTAGGTCTCCACTACTATGGCAGGATACAACGCTCCGCTCCCGAACATGCCCCAGACCACTCCCCCAGCTACCGACACCGCCAGTCCTGTGGGAGATGATCCCAAGGTAGACACTGACCTGAAGAAACGGAATGACACCTTCCGCTCCTCAATCTATGTCTGTAAGCAGTTTCGGAAGAAGATGATCGGGACGTGGACGCAGAACGTAGACTATCGGAGGGGCAAGCCCTTCCAGACCCAGACGGACGAGGATCGAGTGGTCGTCAACCTCGACTGGTCCATGACCAAGGCGAAGCAGGCCGCTCTCTTCTCTCAGGTCCCTCAGGTCAGAATCGACCACAACCCCCAGACCGTGCAAGCAGGGCCGTGGCTCCACGCCTTTGAGCAACGCCTGAACGACACCTTAGTCGTAGCTGGGGTCGAAACCGCGATGGATGAGTGCCTCCCTGACTGCATCAACGCAGCTGGCTTTGGAGCCGCCATCGTTGCCCACGAAGAAATCACGGACACCGTCCAAATCCCCAGCATCAATCTCTCCTTCTACCCGCCCGAGGTCGCCGACAAGATTCGCACGACCAAGATGATGCCCGATGGCAGTCCAGTCCCCATGAAGGACATGCCACGGACCCTCGAACACCGCTACACCATCACTCGCATTTCTCCCGCAGACTTCCTCTACCCCATCGAGTACACCGGCTCTGACTTCGACAACGCCCCATGGGTGGGTCGATCAGGGAGAATCGGGTGGGCCCAAGCCAAGAACCTCTTTGGCCTGACAGATGCTGATCGCGACAACGTGGTCGGAGACGATCGAACCGTCCTTGACAAGATCACCCACGAGATCGACAAGGACACCCTGAACCTCGAAGAGAAGGTCTCCTTTGATGAGATCTTCTACAAGGAGTTCCATTACGATCCCCTCGCCAAGTCCTACTTCACCATTCGTCACCTTGTCTTCTGCACGGGCAAAGATGAACCCGTCATTGACGAACAGTGGAAGGGACAGAAGTTCGACCCACAGACGGGTCACCTGACCGGGTCCCTCAAATACCCGATCCGAGTCCTGACCCTCACCTACATCTCAGACGAAACCCTCCCGCCCTCCGACTCCGCCATTGGCCGTCCACAGGTCAACGAGATCAACAAGGCCCGCACCCAGATGATCATGCAGCGGGAACGCTCCCTCCCCGTGCGATGGGTCGATCTCAACAGGGTGGATCCCACCATCCTCATCTCCCTCATGCGAGGGACATGGCAGCCCTTCATCCCCGTGCAGGGACCCGGTGATAAGGTCATTGGAGAGGTTGCTCGCGCCTCGATGCCCCAGGAAAACTTCGCCTTCGACAAGATTGCGAAGAATGATTGGGCCGAAGCCACGACCATCGGTGCCAATCAGGAAGGCTCAGGTCAAGGTGTCGAGACTGAAGGGGAAGCCCAGATCATCCAACAGAACTTCTCCACTCGAATCGGACGGGAACGGGCTCGCACCGCGAGGTTCTTCGTCAGTATGGCCGAAGTCCTGGGAGGCCTCATCTGCCTCTTCGAACCACCAGAGTCCTTTGGTCAGGGCTTTGATCCCACCATCTCCCGCACCCTCTCCTACTCCATTCTCTCAGACTCGACCGTCCTTGTAGACTCGAACCAGCGACTCAAGCGCCTGATCGACTTCACCAACTTCTCGGCCAAGTCTGGGTGGGTGGACGTCAACCCCGTCCTTCGAGAAATCGCCACACTCTCCGGTCTCGACCCCAACGTCGTCATTCGTCCACCAGATCCCAAGCCCCCAGTCGAGCCCTCGATCAGCCTCCGCCTGACTGGCTCGGAAGACCTCCTCAACCCCCTCGTTCTTGCCTTCCTCATGAAGTCTGGACAGGCCCCAGAGATTCCCCTCATCGAGCAGGCCAAGATCACGATTGCCGCAGCAGCCACCCCACAGACCCCAGGGATGCCTCCGGGTCCAGGTGGCATGCCACCCCCAAGTCCAGATGGGAACACACCTCCAGCAGGTATGGCCCCACCACCAGCCCCAGTTCCTCCTCCCTCCCCAGCTCCGCCCCAAGTGGGAGAAGCCCACCCACAGTGGTCCCTGACTCCCCGTATCAACACCCGCTCTGACAGTGATGTGAATAAAGGATAATCATGAAGCTCCTGCTCGCCCTCGCGCTCTCCCTCGTCACGCTCGACTCGAACTTCTATGTAGACGCCTGCACTAAGGATCGCGTCATGATGTCCGTTCGCCTCGTGGTGGATGAGGACGCCATCGAGGTTCACCCCCCACTCCTCGATCATCTGAAGAAAGGGTTTGTCTCAACAGCAGCCAAAATGAACGCCGAGGACCTGATGTCCCCTGAAGGATTCAAGGCATTCGTCTCATCCCTCGACGCTACCGATCAGGCCAGCCTCATTGATGTCTACCAGCCACGAGTCGTGGATGGGGCCTCGTGTAAGGCCGCGAACTAGGAGTATGATCTGTGCCCATGTATGATCGGGTCTGCACAAACGACCACCAACTCCTCGACTGTTATGAGCCGATCGAGTTTCCAGGCTTGGCCTGCCCTACCTGTGGTGAGCCCACACAGAGGGTCTGGTTGAGGAAGGGAGCCGCTGTCATTACGGATGAGATTCCAGGTGGGGTCCAGATCCGGCATGGCCTCTGTAACGAAGATGGCACCCCCCGCACCTACTACTCCCACTCCGAGATTGCGGCTGAAGCCAAGCGACGTGGTATGATGAACTACGTGGAGCACGTCTCCCCACCCGGCTCAGACAAGTCGAAACATACCACTCGGTGGGTGTAATGGGCTATCGCGACTACCTCTATAAAACCATCACCGACGTCCTCGACCTCACCACAGACAAACACCAGGGCCGTAAAATCCATCAGGCCATCTTCAAAGTCATGACCGAGGCCCTCCAACGAGGGGAGACCATCCAGATCAAAGGCTTTGGCACGTTCAAACCCTTCCACCTGAAACCCCAACGGAAAGCCGCCTCCAACTTCCCCTCGAAGGAAATCTATATCACGGTCGTGCCCGCTCGCACCAC